TAAAGTACCAACATTTGAAGATGTTGGATATTGAAATAAATATCCTTCCGAACTACTATCTAATAACCACGCATTTGAACTACCATCATAACCCGATTGTCCACTCGTAAGAGTTGCACTCGATATACCCCAACCTGCTTGATTAAACCCATTACTCTGCAACAACAGATTCTCTCTTCCCTTCTCTATTAACCCCTCACTATTAACTCTTGTAGCCGCTAAGTTAGAACCACGACTAAAGGTAAAATCTCCATCTCCGTCTGTAGGTTTTTGACTATAGAGTTTTCCATCCTTATAGCCGCTTGGTATCATTACCAAACTTGCATCATTCAATAAACTCATAATCTTAATCCTGCAATGGTACAACTAAACGCCTCTACTACTCCTCCATCCGATTCAACACGGGAGCGATAGGCATTAAATAAACTAAAAGCCTCACCCTTGTATCGGGTTGACCAAACACGAACACCAATCATCTTGTGTACGCTACAATGGAACCGCTAGTTAAGGTAATAGAACTAATGAAATCGCCACTTTCAACGGCTATAAAAATACCGCTACGAAGTGTAACCCCACTTAGTCCCAAATCGCTTAATATGCTTGAACCATCCTTATCTAATATAGCGGAAACCACCGCATCGTCATTTACTACGAACCCACGAAATTCGCCCGTGTTTGCGCTTGTGTTGCTTATTACTTTGCAACCCGTGTAACCTGCTGAAAAACTTTGTGCTGATATACTCATAATAATAAAACTTTTGATATTTGATTTGTTGGTTATTTGGGATTGCTAGGGTCTTGGGTTATGCGACCTATACCTTGTGCCCAAAGTGACCCATCACAACACTTCTTAGAATAGGTGTTTCTATCTTTGCACAAACAAGCACGGTCTTTCTTCTTTGGTGCTGACCTCGATGGTATTATTTTCTTCCAATTACCCATGATAGTAATACTAATAGAACGGCTGAAATCCAAAAGAACAGATTTTTATACCAAGGAATGCGTTCATTTTTGATTATCCGTGGTTTGCTTCGCATCTGCTTGATTATCTCAATCGTATCGGGTGCAACTATGGTTGTAACCAAAAGCGTGTCGCTAATGCGAATTATCTGAGTAGTGACCTTATTTTCAATGTCGTGGATAGTTAGGGTGTCTATTTCTTTGGTCACTAACGTATCTTGGATAACTATGCTATCGCTAACTATGGTAGTATCAAATTTGTAGACGATACCCGTATCTACTATGGTAGGGTCTTTCTTAATCGCTTGGTTTAAGTGCCACCTTGCCGAGCAACTAGTCAGACTCAGAATCAACAAGGTCAGCAGGTATCTCATAATCTAAGTGTAATTTCAATTTCTCAAGGTACGTGGTGACTACGTTTTTTAGCATCTCCTTGCTCACAGTAGAACGATACGCTACCACTAGGGAGTTTTTAGGCATATCCTTTATGTTGAATAATATATCTACGCCAAGGCTATGCTTTGACTCATCGACTAAGATATGGTAGTTGAGATTCTTACGGTTTCTTCTTTTGTCGATTCGTAGGAACTGAACCGCTTCGATTTTCCTTGCTTTCATTGGTAACTATTTTAGTATAATACTTTGTGAGTTTAACCACATATTTTTCTTTTGGTTGGTATGCTTTCTTCATAGGTTAAAACTAACATAATTAGATGGGTCTGTTGAAGGATACTGTCCGTTGTTTTGATTCGCAGTATACTCGGGGAACAACTGAGGATAGTAGGTTAGGTAATCTACCAACCTTAAACGATACGTCTCGGCTATTTTCCTTTGCCTACTAACAATAGTATCTATTTCGTTCTTATCGGGCAAGATAGTGTTCTCGGGACTGTTTCTAACTATACCTGCGTTGCTAATCTCATAACCATGAAATTGCATCAAGTCAGCAACCGCATAATGAATGAGCATAGGTTGAACGTATTGCAGTAATAAAGTTTCGTAATCTCCCGTCAGAGAATCGTTTCTAACGTCGGTTAATATCCTTTGGTATAGTGCAGTACCTAAAACCGTCTGTATCTCGATATCTTGTGCCACTTTGATAAAGGGGCTAATCTTGTCTACATCCACGTTTCCGCTAACAGAGGTATACTTGTAGATGTCGTCTTTGGTGACGAGTAATACTGAGTCGTTTGCTATCATTGTAATTTTCCTTTACTTGGCATATCTATGGGACGGGTTTTTGCCGTGTCCCAACTTGGTGGGTTAAATGGTACTCCATCTCTGTTTGCTTCGGAGTTTGGTACGGGATTGTAATTGTCCATATCTCTACGCCCACTTGACTTTTCTGAAGGTGTCAAAGGTTTAACCATACTACCTCGACCTGCTTCGTTCTTACGTCTATACGTCAAACGATACCAAGCATGGTGGCAATACACTCCTCCTTTGAATTTCCATATTGAGTAACTCGCTTTGCCTTTAGGTGCAAAATCTGAGTTTACTCCGTTCCTAGACATGATGTCGATATCCTCCCTTCTGTACACAACTCCTTTGTTCCTTGATGCAATCATCTGCTTACAGAAGTGCCTACTGTTTTCTTTGAGTTTATTAGGACCATATCTGTACCTAATCTTGTAGATACCTTTATCGTCTTTTGACTTCTTGTCGGGTGATGAATAACGGGCGGTCAACTCGGTAGGCATTGGTTCATCGGGGTCAGCCTCTACTTCTTCGATTAACTCCCACTCGTCTTCGTTTATAATTTCACCTTTATCTTCCAAGAATTCTAACCATTCAGCCTCAACCTCGTCGGTCAATTCAACATGGTCACATGAAAGTTGTTGTGACTGCTTTTGAGAATCTATTTCTTCGAGTTTTCTAATTGCCCAATTTATACCTGCATCTCCTCCCCATGCGTCCCACATCAATCCACCACACCCTTCAGAATACGGCACATCCTTGTGTTGCTGATGTCTCTTGAACGATGCCATTCTAGCGATAGTATCCCTCGAAATCGGTTCTTTGTTTGCTAATTGCGAAGCACGACGTTTTCCCGTTGCTTCACCGCAAGAACCCCACCCATGTTTTTCTACCCATTCTAATGCCCTTTTAGCGTTACTAGATGCACCTTGTGGATAGTCGGTATATGAATCGGCAAGGTTAACTGTTTGGTTGTGGTCTTCGCAAGGCATATAGAGGGTCTTACCTTCTGCAGTATTGTGAGCGTGGTAACCTTTGCATCCCATACTACTTGCTTTTGCTATTGCTTCCTCGGGTGTTGAATACAACGGCATCCCATCTACTGAACTTACCGCACTCATTTGTACGCTAAATCCGTACTCCTTTTCTTGGGTTGTACTATCCACATTCTTTCCACTTAAATCGGTGAACTCAAGAGGTTGAAGTGTCTTAAAGTATAAATCTACGGGAGTTTTGTTTGCAATCAATACCTTCTTTACTGCTGAGATAATCAGATTTTGGAAAGGTCGGATTACCGTGTTATCAAACAAAGTAGATGCCGTCTTAATCTCGTCCGCATTGTTACCCAATCCCGATGTATCTTTTATCCCAAGAAGCATAGGAGATGTGATTCGATGACTGACCATGATTTTTCTCATGCACTCATCACTCAAGAATTGGTATTGGTTGTGGGCATCACTCAGTTGAATAGGAGTAATATCTGCTTTGCTATCTGCGTTATCGTTGAAGGCAATAATAAACCTACCTGCATTAGATGAACCGCTAAATTTATCAGCAATCTGTCCTTCAATAATGTCCTTAGTTTCTTCGGGTGGCTCACCGTTGTTAAAGTTGATGAGCATGGAAGGGGCTAATCCATTCTTGATATTGTTTAGATGGTAGTTACTAATCTCACCTTCGAGTTCTGACCATTGAGTACCACCTTGGTAATCTACGGGGGCGTAATACTCGCTTCCCGTACTATATGGCTTTATAAATAAGATGCACTCTTTTTCCGTTGAATCGAATCCAAAAGCAGCAAATCTTTTTGGCTTTTCTCCACGTTTCTTTTTATTCCAATCGTGGTGGTAATAGTACCCCTCAATTTCACCATCTTCATTGGCTTTTTCTGCCCTTAGCGTTTGAACGGGAAAGTGGTATGCTTTTGCGTATCTTGATTTGTCCTTGCTCTTAACAAGTTGGATGGCACATTGACCAAGCATCTTGAGGTCAAGGGTAAGTTTACGGATGCAGTCATCTTCAAATAGCATCTTGTATTCAAGATAACCTTTGAGGTGTCTATCCGCTTTAATAACCTCTAATCCTTGTCCGTAGATAAGGTCTGCGGTACCCCTCACACAAGCGTTATTAGTAGGCGAAGTATGGTATAAGTCTATAAGGTACTGATAGTAGTTATCATCCTCCCCATACTTAACCCAATCTTTGTTTTTCTGTTGTACTATTGCAGGTGAGGAATAACTCGCAAGTTGTACTACTCCAATGTTCTTCATATAGTTATCCAATCTTTACTTTGGTTGTCGGTAGTCGTAAAATCTTTCCATGTTGTATTGATGTCAGTCGTACCAACTATCCAATAGGCACTCGACTCGTAGTATAGCACATCTGATGCAAGAACTCGGATAATCAATTCGTCTTTGTTTTGTGCCACGGAACTGACGTTAGGTAGGGACGCAATAGAGAACGTTGCTCTGCTCGCATCTATTGTGGGTGTAATCGTAAGCGTATCGGTTTTCTTCGTTGCTTTGTGAATTACTGTTAACTGCATCGACGTAGCAGGTATGGGTAACGTCACAAAAGGTGCTATGGTGATACTTGAGGTATCTGAGTTGATGACCATACTAATAAAACCAAGATAGTCAAGTTTGTTAGAAATAAAAAAGGCAGGGGGTTACCCTACCTTCTTTAGTGTATGTTAA